CAGCAGGTGCGATCGAGCATCCCTATGGCATGGTTTGACGCAGAGAAGTGCGAGCGGGGCATTGACGCCCTGATGCAGTACCGCAGGGATTGGGATGACTCCGGTAAGGCGTGGAGAGGCAGGCCAAGACATGATTGGACGTCTCACGCTGCAGACGCATTCAGATACCTCTGTGTGGGCCATAGACCAGCCCAGCAATGGACGTCAGGGCCTATCAGAAGGAACATTCGGGGCCTCGCATGAGGTATAATTCGCTTTCCCCGTCAGGAATCAGTAAATGGCCCTGTTAGCCGCTATTGCTAGAGATATTGCAGAGCTTGTCCGGGCTGGCTATCCAGAGGAGACGGCTAGGCGCATAGCTACTGGCGATCTCCCAATGGACACTGCGAGCCGCATGGAGCGGGCTAGGCAGCAGGGATTTGATCCCAGCAACATTGAATATCACGGCACAGAAAACTACTTCACCGAGTTTGAGCCAAGCCTGAGAGGGAAGATGGGCCCAGGCGTCTACACTACGCCAGATCCAGAATTAGCGGAGATACACGCTGCCAGCGGCCAGATAATGCCCCTTCTGTTGCGGGGGGATTACATCAGCCGAGCAGATGCGTTTGATATGCGCCCAGATGTTACGGGCAGAGACGGCCAGCGCATCCTCAACGAAACCTTGCGTGAGGCGGGCTATTCAGGCACTAGAGCCGGGAGTCGCGGGTCATTATCTCCAGAGACCGTGACGTTTGATCCCAACAACATCCGGTCGTATTACTCAGCCGCATTTGATCCTGACTACACTGGGCCAAACATATTGGGAACCTCAGCGGCCACAGCTGGCGCTCTAGGACTATTGGCGGCACCAGAAGAGGCGGAGGCAGGGGCTAAGTCGCAAGCTGCTCAGGAGGCCATTCAGGGCGTTATGGGGATGATTGACCCCCGGTTTGACCCACGGGTCAGGGAGAGAGAACGCCTTGCAGCCTTAACGCCCACAGTTAGCGAGCGCGGAACCCTAGATGACATTCCCAGAATTGCGCTATCAGACCTAGAGGGTCGGCAGTTCATCACCACAATGTCAGATCGCACCAGAGCAGGGGGCCTGCTAACTGGCATCAATGATGTTGAGTTTGATCTTCCTGTAAACCTTCAGGGCGGTCAGGACTTTATGTTTGAGAACCCGGGCGCTGTATGGGCATCAGCCCCAGGCGTTGTTGGGCAGATCATGCGGGAGGCGTATAGATCAAAAGACAACCCAATCTATCTGCCATACCGAATGGCCCCAACTGGCGGCGACTTCTCAAAGATGACCGGGGAAACGATGATTTCCTATGCCTCTGCAAACATGACTCAGGCCCAGAAGAGAGAGCTCGATAAGGCAATCAGGGGCTATGTGACAAAAGGCAAGATGGTCAAGCAGAAGGATGGCCCATCCAAGCGCGTGGGTGACGGGCTTTCTATTGAGGGCTGGCAGGGCGTAGATAGTCCAGCGTCAATTGAAGCGTGGAGAAACACTCCCGATTCTGTCAGAAAAGAACTGATGGATATGATGGATAAGCAGTTCCGCAACAAGGGCGGTCTGGGCATAGGCGAGGCAAGGCTGGCGGTTGCAGATCCATATCAGGTTGGCCTCCGAGACGCGGGGATACAGAACGTGGGCCTGATATTCCGAGATCAGCCAGTGATTAAGGAGTCTGGGCATCCATCCTACCCGTTTGCTGTGCCTGGCGAGGGGCTAGGAAGGCTCGACGATCAGCCGATGAGCATCTTTGACCTTATCCCTGACGCAAGGCTAGGCGAGGCACAGAGGCGCGTAGGGGACACTGTAGACCCCCTAAACCCGTCTGCTAGTGATATCAGGGCGGTATCCATGAAGCCATACTCTGGGCGCATAGATGAGGCTACGCTGCGAAGGCTTGAGGACAGGGGTGTAAACGTAAACTCGCCCGCAGCGGTAGATGCTGCGCTGATGGCGATATATGCCGAGGATGCTCACAATATTGAAGTTGAGAACCGGATGAGGGATCTCGGCCTTGAGAGAGACTCTCGTTATGACTACGGCACCCTGCTGCCAGTGAAGACTGACATCGTTACGGGGGAAAGATCTCTGGCCTATCCAGAGGTTGTCCGGGGGCTATTAGGCGCTCTCATTGATCTAGGGAGCACGCCAAAGACCGGCGTCTATAACCCTAACGCAATCTTGGATATTGCACTATGAATAAGCCGCGAAAAGGTAAGGCGCGTGTTAAAATTACGTCATCTGGCAAGAAGGTCAGTTACGGCCAGAAGGGCGCTAAGGTAAAGCCGGGAACCAAGAAGGGCGACTCATACTGCGCTCGATCGGCCGGTCAGATGAAGAGTCACCCGAAGGCTGCGAAAGACCCAAACTCACCCCTGAGACTGTCCAGAAAACGATGGAAGTGCTCGGGGACTAAGTCGAGGAGAAAGTAATGGCGTGCGGAAAGAAGTACAAGAAGGGCAAGAAGCGTGGCAAGTGAAGGCTTATACGCCAATATCCACGCAAAGCGTAAGCGCATAAAGGCTGGCTCCAAGGAAAGAATGCGGAAGCCAGGCAGTAAGGGCGCACCAACAGCAAAGGCATTCAAGGCGGCTGCGAAGACTGCCAAGAAGCGAAAGAAGAAGTAAGTTATGGCAATCTCAAACTACAGTGAGCTCAAGGCGTCAATCGCTGACTTCCTCAACCGGGATGACCTGGCTAGCGTTGCTGGCGACTTTATTGCGCTTGCAGAGGCCCAGATGGGTAGAGAGATCCGCCATCACAAGATGATTGAGCGGGCAGAGGGCGAGGTAGACACCCGCTTCTCTCAGGTGCCAGCTGATTGGCTTGAGTCCATTCGCTTCCATGTCAACGATGACAAGTCATCTGAGATCGAACTGATCAGCCTCGCTGAGATGCTGAAGTTCCGCAATGAGAATAGCGCGACCGGGAAGCCAAAGTATTACGCCATCGTTGGCGAGAGCTTTGAGGTTTACCCCACGCCAGACACAACGTATTCGACTGAACTGATGTACTACAAGCCGATCCCGGCGCTGTCAGACAGCAATACAACGAATTGGCTGCTGACTAGCAATCCAGACGCATATCTGTACGGGTCATTGATGCAATCAGCCCCGTACCTAAAGGACGATCAGAGGATGCAAGTCTGGTCTGTGCTATACTCTAACGCTGTCCAATCCATCAACACAGAAAGCCGTAGAATCCGCAGTGGTGGCTCTGGGCTAAAACTCAAAATTAGGAGCTATTAATGAGCTTTGTAAATGCTTTTGAGACAACTGTACTCCAATGGTCGCTGACTACGGATTCAGTTACTCGACCAACAACCTGGTACGTTGGCCTGTTTACCTCAGACCCAACCGATACCGGCGCTGCAGGAACTGAGGTATCTGGCGGATCGTATGCGAGAACCGCTGTCACCTTCTCTGTAACGGGCGATACGGCAAGCAACACCGCTGCGGTAGAGTTTCCTGCCGCTACAGCCAACTGGGGCTCTGTAAGCCATATAGGCGTCCATGACGCATCTACCGGCGGCAATATGCTGGTTCATGCCGCGCTGAGCACGGCGAAGACCATTGCAGACGGCGATGTATTCCGCATCCCAACTGGCGACCTCGACATCACTCTGGACTAATAGATGGCCCTGCGTACTGGCTATGATACTGGTGCGTACAGTGCTGGTAAGTATGGCTACCCACAAGTATGGGAGGCCCAGGCTACCGCTACGCCAAGCGCATCTGCCACCGCTGTAGGCAAGTATGTCTACGGTGGCTCAGAGTTTGATTACAGGCTAAGAACGGGCTACGGGACTAGCGCATACGGTACTAACCAGTACGGCGATCCTGACCTATGGAGAGTCCCGGTTGCTGTAAGCGTGACGTCCGTAGTCGCTCAGGCGGATGGGCAGCGGATACGCCTAAGTGGTGCCGCAGACACATCTACAGCTACTTCAGCGGCCGTAGCGCAGCGAATACAGCAGCCAACGGTATCGGATAGCTCAGCAGTATCGATTGTCGCTAACGGCTATTTCAGCGCCGTAGGGGCGGCTACAGCAACGATTACAGCGTCTATGACTGACTCATATGTTAGAATTAGACCTTTCTCAGCATCGGAATCTCTAACCAGTGAGGTGTCTCAGAGAGACGCTAGATACAAGTGGATCCCGGTGACTCAACCAACGGATACATGGACAGAAGCATCGTATAGGGGCGATTAGGCATGGCCGACACAACTACCACTACATATGGACTCACGAAGCCCGAGGTCGGCGCATCTGATGACACCTGGGGAACAAAGCTAAACACCAACCTCGATACGCTCGATGACCTGCTGGACGGCACTACAGCGATTGCGCCAAACCTCACCGCAGGCTCATGGCAGGTTGGGGGCGTTGCTGTTACATCAACGGCCGCTGAACTCAATGTGCTGGACGGGATTACCGCAACGGTAGCGGAGCTCAACATCTTAGACGGCGTTACCTCTACAGCCGCAGAGCTAAACATTCTCGACGGGGTAACATCTACTGCTGCGGAGCTAAATATCCTCGACGGCGTTACTGCTACAGCTGCAGAGATTAATTATCTTGACGTTACTACGCTAGGAACCAGTGAAGCCAGCAAAGCCGTAACAGCTGACGCTAACGGCGTAGTTACGTTTGGTAACGGCATCTCTGAGGAGTACACGGCCGTTACATCAACGAGCAACGCAACAACCGTAAACCTCCAAGATGGCACTAACTTCAGCCATACGCTGACAGAGAACACTACGTTCACGTTCAGCAACCCGGCCTCTAGTGGCAAGGTGTCTGCATTTAGCTTGAAGCTGGTGCAAGACGCTAGCGCATCTGGCTTTACGGTCACATGGCCTGCGGCAGTAGATTGGCCTGCCGCCACGGCACCAACATTGACGGCTACTGCCAGCGCGGTGGACTACTTTGTATTCATCACGCATGACGGTGGTACTACCTGGTACGGATTTACAGCAGGACAAGCTCTAGCATGAGTCGTTTATCGCTTAAAGCATTACAAGCCGCTGCGGGTGCTGCCGCTGGTGGAGCTACTTACGTTGACGATGTGTTTTCAACGTATGTCTATGCAGGGAATAGCTCGACCAATCAGATTGATAACGGAATCGATCTTGATGGCGAAGGCGGTCTTATTTGGCTGAAAAAGCGAAGCGGAGGTACTACTGGAGCAGACCATTCGCTAATAGACACTGAGAGAGGCAGATTAGTAAGGCATAAAGCTAATACTACTGACGCTGAATTGTCTTTTAGCCAGCTTGATAGTTTTAACTCTGACGGGTTTACGATTTCTGGCGATGGAGAAAAAGCAAACTTATCTGGCAAGGATTACGTTTCTTGGACATTCCGCAAGCAACCGGGGTTCTTTGATGTTGTAACGTATACGGGCGACGGCGTTGCTGGGCGCACTGTAAGCCATAACCTTGGAAGTGTTCCGGGGATGATTATCGTTAAAAGAAGGGACGCAGAAGGCCACAATCTTGTTTACCACCGTTCGGTTGGGAATACAGGTGGTTTGCTTTTAAACGGAAGCTCAAGCACTCAAACAAACTCTACATTTTGGAACAACACATCCCCAACGGATACCGAGTTTTCTGTTGGTACTTATGGCAGTTGCAATGCTTCTGGCGGAACCTACGTCGCCTACCTATTCGCCCACGACGCCCAAGACTTTGGCACAGACTCCGACGAGTCAATTATTAAGTGTGGGAGTTACACGGGTACAGGGTCTGCTGGTAATACCATAGATGTTGGCTTTGAACCCCAGTGGATTATGTTTAAAAGAACAAATTCTTCTTCAGATTGGGTTATTTTTGACTCAATGCGAGGGTTGACAACAAGTGGAAACAACGGCGACAGATACCTATATCCAAACCAGTCAACCGCAGAAGGTGGGCTAGAGCAAATTGGATTGACAGCAACAGGTTTTGTTACTGAAGGGTCTTGGGGAGAAGTCAATGCGTCTGGAGGCAACTACATCTACGTCGCTATCCGCAGACCCCACAAGCCAGCAGAAGAGTTTGCGGCTACTGATTTGTTTGAGATGGATTACGATGGGGGGGCAATCCTTAACAACTCTGCTAAAGATTTTATGTTCAATAAGAACGTCACATCTAGTGTTTACTTTGAGTGGGGATCTCGGCTTCAAGGGACTAATTGCCTAAATTCTGGAAGCACAGGCGCTGAATTCTCTGCTCCAGAACTAGTATGGTCAAACAAGGTGCTTAGCTCTGACGGCGATGGTCGTAATTATTATATGTTCCGCAGAGCGCCGGGATTCTGTGATGTTGTGGCTTATACCGGAAATGGATCAGGAACCCACAATGTGTCACATAACCTTGGGGTTAAACCTGAGTTAGTAATCTGCAAATCACGAAGCACAGGAGGAACCGGATATAACTGGCCTGCCATAACGGATACGTCTGTATCGTCGGCGGCAACTTTGTTTTTAAATACATCTAGCAGTAACGCTGGCGGCAGTTCTTCTGGAATGTTTACAGACACTACGGTTAATGTTGGATCAACAGCGGGGCTTGCTTCTTTGTATGGCTCAAATCAAGCAAACCAATCTAGCGTGACGTACATTATGTACCTATTCGCAACAGTTCCCGGAATATCAAAGGTCGGTAGCTACACAGGCACAGGCACCAACCAAAACATTGATTGCGGGTTTTCTACCGGAGCGAGGTTTGTAGCAATAAAACGCACAGACGCGTCTGGGCCTTGGGAAATTTATTCAACAGACATATTCAAAGGAATCAACGCGGGTGCCGCCGATCAGCACAACTTTTGGAATACTAATACAAGGGTATATACGGAAGATAATTTAGACCCCTATTCTGGAGGCTTTAGGGTAAACGGAACCGCTTCTGCTGACGTCAACGCTTCTGGCGGCAGCTACATCTTTTTAGCAATCGCATAGGAGAATCAACTATGTCGGAATATCGCATCAGATCAACGGGTGAGGTTAAGACTCAAGGCCAAATCCGCAGTATGCACCCGAATGTTTCACTGCCTAAAGTGTGGAACGCAAACGTCAACGAGACACTTGGGATTGACCCTGTAATCGCGTCACCTAAGCCTGACCCGTCTGGAGACTACAAGGTTGTTGTACGCAACGGTGTAGAGCAAGACGCCAACGGCAACTGGGTACACGCTTGGACAGAGAACGATATGTTCCAAGAGTATACGGATGATGAGGGCGTTACTCACTCAGTCGCGGATCAGCAGGCGGCGTATGACGCAAGCGAATCTGCGAAGCTGGCCGAAAGCGAAAGATCAAAGCGCGATGGCCTTCTGAAAGAGACTGATCACTTTGGTCTTTCTGATGTCACCATGTCGGCAGAGATGACAACCTATAGGCAGGCTCTGCGGGATGTTCCGCAGCAGGCAGGATTCCCTAGCACAATCACTTGGCCCACGAAGCCAGAGTAAGACATGGCGCTTGTTCCGCTTCAAATACAGGCGGGCGTCTATCGGAACGGAACTGACCTACAAAGTCAGAACCGTTGGCGTGATGCCAACCTAATCCGTTGGACTGATGGCACAATGGGCCCCGTTGGCGGTTGGCGTCAAAAGACTCAGACAGCTGCCACCAATAAGATCCGGGCGATGCTCGCATGGACTGATAACACATCAGCCAGGCGCTTTGCTGCGGGCACTTATGACAAGCTCTACGCATATACTCAGTCAGGCGCACAAGCCGATATCACCCCGGCAGGGTTTACAGCTGGGCGAGAGGATGCGTCTGCGTTCACTGGCTACAGCGCAGGCCCATATGGCGAGGATTACTACGGCACTGAGCGCCTCGATAACCTTACGATCCTACCGGCAACAACATGGTCTCTGGATACATTCGGCCAGTACCTTGTTGCTTGCAGCCCGGATGATGGCAAGCTCTATGAGTGGCAGCTAAACACGGGAGTCCCGGCAGCGCAGATTACTAACGCGCCAACTGACTGCATTGGGCTAATTGTTACCGAAGAGCGATTCCTGTTCGCATTAGGTGCCGGTGGCAATCCTCGAAAAGTCCAATGGTGCGACAAGGAGAACAATACAGTCTGGACTCCAGCTGCCACAAACGAGGCGGGTGATATTGAGCTCCAGACGGCTGGCGACATCATGTGTGCGGTTCGTGTGAGGGGGCAGACGCTCATTCTGACAACGATCGACGCCCATGTAATGGGTTACCTTGGCCCTCCCTATGTCTACTCCAGAGAGCGCGTGGGGACGTCCTGCGGCATCATCTCAAGGAAGGCTGCGGCCGT